TTTTTTTTTAATATAGTAAGAGACAGAAATAGTATTTTGAGGTTACGTGACACAATCCAGACATAGATGGGGATAGCGAGCGAGCGAGCGAACGAGCGAGCTGTTTAGTTCAACGATAGAACTACATACTCACGCACGCTTATTATCCTCGTCTGCGTATCATCCGAAGGATTAGCCTAGCCTAACATTCTTATCTGCGTCAGCAGATAGCGAGGCGTCAGCGTATGATATGATGAGCGAAACAACACAAACATATGAACAAATCAACACACAACAGAACATCGTCAACGCGGAGATCTGCGAGAAGATTGCACGCGACAGAAACAAATGGAACAAATTCGAATCCACGTTATATCTCATACGCTCCGTTAAAGCGTTATTGGAATCTCATAACATGGAATGCACAACAGAGATTGAATACGCTGTCCGTAGCATTGCCCATTACAAATGTGCAGGCTTCAACGCATCAGCTTGTGAAAAAGCGTGCATAAAATCAGAATGGATTAGCAAGACATTATCCGCTGACGTATATGACGTATGATGAATCGAGACGCACACGGCAGCGTGTGCGTCTCCTTTCTTTTCACGTAATTAATACGTGTGCGTAGCAAACCCTGCATGGCCCGTTATCCACATCCCTAAAGGGATACCTTTGCCTTCGGCTTTGACTAGTTTACATAGGTCGCCTTAACCATAAAAATCACATTTGAAATCTCTGCTCAGTCAGAGCACTGGGCCTAGACAGGCTCGGTGAATATACGGTACCCAGCAACCCATATTGACATTACGACAGTTCCGTGTTATATTACTATAATGGCCGAAATACAACCTGTAAAAGAGGGTGACATCAAAGGTGATGCACAAGACCTGTTGAGAAAACAAGCACTATGGAAACTGACGTCGTAGCACAGAATCAATTGGAAGCATTAGGTTTTGCCCAGTCTCGTTCGAACAGAGAACAAGCAGCCGGAGGTTGCCCAGCGACTCCTCCCGATAGTGAGCTTTATGATACAGATGACGTAGTCATCCCTGCGATGAAGCCCATCCCAGCCCTCGGTGGCGTAGCCAACGCACCGTATGTTACGTTGAAGAAGGAGAAGCCTGAGCACCGAATGTGTGCATTTCTGAAGGCACAAGGGATGTCGAACATCTCGATCGGTGCACGGATGAAGTATACACCTCAGATGGTGAGTATGATTGTTCGGCAGCCGTGGGCACAAGATATCATTCTACAGACTATCCACGATAACGGCGGCAATGCCGTTAGGCAATTGCTGGAAGGAGCCGCTGAGGATAGTGTCCTCACTTTAATTTCCGAGCGTGATAACGAATCAGCTAAACCTAGCGAGCGAATCTCTGCTAGTCGTGAGTTGTTGGATCGTTATCTCGGGAAACCGACCCAACGAGTTGAAACCCAAAAGCTACCAGATGCTACGTCGGTAAGCGAACTGGATCGAGAGATCGCAGAGCTGGAAGCAGAACAACAAAGGTTACAAGGTGCGAAGAATTAACAAGATGACAAAGTTCATCCCAGTGACGGTGGGGATAATTGCAACGATAGCTATTATCGGCTGCGTAGTGCCGTTTGGCACAGACGCTGATGGAGACGGTAAGTTGACCGGCCCTGAGATCGAAGGTTACGCTCCGGATCCTAAGGTAGATGCTGCGTTGATGACAGCTAAGGTGGTCGGTTCGACCACACCGTGGAGTCCTTTTGTGGCTGCTGGGACAACGATTGTCTCGGTGCTGTTGGGTGGCTTTGCTAAGATCAAGACGGCTAAGCTGAAGAAACAGAGTGTGCTGTTAAGCACAGTTGCGTATGCTGTTGAACAGGCTAATGATCCGTTGACCCGGCAGGCGATTGGCACAATCGCAAGTCTTCGAGGTGTTAGGAAAGATTTGAAAGAAGCTGTTGCAGGTGACCGTGCTGCAGCTAAGAAAGATAAACCTACAGAAAGTTAAACCTATGGGACAAATAAGTTTAGATTACGGAGAGTCAAGTGGTGGCTTCCAGACAATGAATGTAAAGCTGTCAGCGACTGCGTTGAGTAATGATGCATCTGAGAGTTCGGTGATTAAAGATTGGCTGTTAGCTAATGATCAGGCACCGCGTCATGAAGAGTTGATTACGTTGGTTGCGAATACGAAGAAAGTTATTACTATGAATGCACAGGCCGGTGGAGTTATCATCGAGCCAGTGAATCCAACGACTGATCTGTATATGGGTAATACGGATGAGACGACAACGACTTCTGCACATGCTGATGATAATATGATGCAGATAAGTCTGACAGAACCGCAGATGATTATCTTTGATCCTGCGACACAACCCGCCATTGAGTTATTCTCCGCAGGTGGAGGAACCGTTAAGCTTCTGTGGATATAGACGAGCCAGAGTTATTCGTTGTAAAGCGCAGGCTTAGGGACTTGAAGAAGTCTCGGCTTGAGGCTGTACGGCAGAATGGTCTGGCTTTTTACGTTCCACATCCTCGACAAGATATGTTCCATCGAGCAGGTGGCGTGACCAACAGACGGATGGTTCGGGCAGGTAATAGGTGGGGTAAGAGTGAAGCAGGTTGTGCTGAGGACGTGAGTTGGCTCCTCGGTGAACGGCTCTTTTATCCTAAGAATGATCCTGCTCGAACCGCGGGCATCCCAAGACATGGAGTTAAGCTGTTGACGATCACGACAGATTGGGATAAAGTAAGTGAGATTTGGACTGGGCCTGAAGGGAAGGTATGGAAGTTCCTCCCGATGGCGTATGTAGTGAGTAAGAAGACTAACCATTCTGGTGCTATTGACCAGATCCACATAGATTACAAGGGGAGAAAAAGTGTCTGGAGATTCGATACAGTTAAGTCATTCAAGGCGAACCCTATGGGGCAGGAATCCAGCGACTGGGATGCGGTGCATATTGACGAACCTTGCCCCGAGCAGCAGTTTAAAGGCGTGGCAAGAGGCTTGGTCGATAGACAGGGTCACGCATGGTTCACTCTTACGCCCCTTAATGAAGCGTGGATCAATGATTACTTCTTCCCCGAGGATACTGGAGGCGAAGAGATCTCCAGTCGGTGGAGTATCACTGGAACCATCTTCGATAATCCTCATTTAAGTCAAGACGCTATTTCTGAATTTGAAGCACTGCTGACCGAAGAAGAAAAACAATGCAGAATGTATGGTTTGCCTCTGCATCTCGCTGGACTCATCTACAAGCAGTTCGACAAGAACCGGCATGTGTTAAAAGAGGTGCCTGAGGGTTGGAAGTCATTCGGGGAGCCACCCGTAGACTGGCCTATTTATATATGGATTGACGTTCATCCTCAGACACCCCATGCGGTTAACTTCTTTACGGTAAGTCCTCACGGGCAGGTTATGCAGTTCTTAGACATCTTTGAGCATTGTTCAATTGCTGCACTATGTCTGAGGATTAGATCGGTAGTCGGCTCTCGTACTGTGGTGGCAGCGAGAGTCGATCCGTTAGCTTATATCAATGATCCGGTTACGATGTTGAATATGGCTACAGAGTTTCATAGATGTGGCGTGCATGTACAGAAGGCTACGAAAGCGTTAGCTGAGGGTATCTTGAAGACACAAGAGTGTCTCGCTAAGGATAATTACTTTTATATTACACCGTTGTGTAGAACTACGTTGTGGGAGATACAACGATATTGCTGGGATGAAAAAGGTGATAAGCCAGTTGATAAGGATGACCACTGTATGGAGAATCTTTATAGGTGTATGTTACATGGCATCCGGTGGGTAGACTTTAAGGAGCATGAATCACAGATTGTAAACGATATTGAAATCGTTGGTCCCGGGTGGGAAAATGACGAGACAGTGGACGTTACAGAAGAGCTACAAAAGGTATACTAATGAGTCAATCTTTAGGTCACAAAGTAATTACACATACATCAGCCACTGCCGCAACTGCTACATCGGTTGCGCTGGCTGCCAATTCTAATAGACGGTTCTTAGCGATAACTAATACGCATGCGACAGACGCTGCGTGGATTCAGTTTGTTGCTGACGCTACAGCTGCAATCCCTAGTGTTAGGATCTCTGCTGGAGTTAGACTCTTTTATGATGCGTTTGTTCCAACGAGCGTAGTTAACTGTATCCGTGGTGGATCGAATGATATCAGCCTCTCAGTAGAAGAAGGATAATGCCAGACCCTCTGACAGATTTAGATTTAGTTCAAACTACGATCGATCAGTTTCGTAAGATGGACTCCGATGGACGGACAAGTGAGTTCCGTCTTTCGCGGGGTTATAAACACCCGTCTACATCTATACTGAATCCGAATGCTCTTCTTGGCGGTGCGATACAGACACCACATTATATGTGGGAGATGGTTGGAGATAATCCTCATGCGTGGTTAATTGGGAGTGGTGATCGAAGCTTCCGTATGCTGAACAAGACGAACAGTCTGCAAGGGTTCGGCATTAAGAGCGATGGTGCTACAATGGAGTTTGTCAGGCATACAGCTGACGATCTTGATTTTGGTAATGATGAAGTATTGATGAGTTTTGGCTTGTCTACGGGAGCTGTCTCGTTCCCTGATGATAAGTTTCAGGTTACAGATGATGGAGATGTTACAAAGATATTAAAATTTCAACTGGACCAGATAACGACTGCAACCACGAGAACAGTCACTGCGTTAGATGCTCACGGGGTTATGGCTCTGACCTCAACTGTCCTTGGTAACCAGCAGATCCCGTACGCTGGGGCCGACGGTCGCTTATCTGGTTCAGCCTTATTAACTTTCGCTTCTAGCCAACTCCATGTGGGTGGCTCTTCTGGTGAAACTCCTAGTGCATCGTCACAGATCGTAGCCGAGGGAGTAGCTGCACAGATTCAACTCCTGTCCGATGACGGGCAAGCTTCCTTTTTGACGTTCGGTGCTTCTTCAGGTTATACAAATTGGGCTCAGTTGAAGTATGACCATTCTAATCTGTATGCGGCTTTTCAACTACGGACAAAGGGTGTTCTACGGTATAGTTATTCGGAAAGCGACAATACTCACTATTACTTAGGAGATGTTGTTCCAAACTCTAATAATGTTTACGATCTTGGAGTCACTGGCCTGCGGTGGAAGAAGGGGTGGTTTACAGACCTGGACATCACTACAAACATTGTGATAGGTGGCACAGTTGATGGTATTGACATCTCAGTGGATGCGGCTACACAAGCCTCTCATATCGCTGATGGGACGATACACTTTACGTTAGAGGCAGTGATGGATCAGGTTGACTCCCTGATTGTTGATGGCACGAATATCAATACAGTTTATGACGATGGTGCGAATA